TGTATCAGAACACGAACAAGAATGGTTTGAATTACTGGACGACATGCATGAATGGTTAAAGGATAAGACAATTCCGAGAAATATTCGTAGGCAGTTTGAACCTTTAGGGATGTTAGAAGTAACTATGAAAATCTGTGACGGAATCCATTATGCAAATGGAACTGGACGATATGCAAAGAAAGAAGAATGATGAAGTACAAAGCAATAGAGCAGACAGTTCAGGCAGTGCAGATCACACCTGATATTGATATGATCGCCCCTGACTGGTTCACAAAGAAAATGAATACCGAAGAAATTATGATAGATCGTGTACAGAAAGACGGAGCAACAGCCGTTATAGGATGCACGGTCTATTTTAATACACGAAGATATAAAGGCAGCAGACTTGTTGCAAGAATAGGAGACTATGTTGTAAAAGATTCAGTCGGTCGATTAAATGTAGTTCGTAAGAATGACTTTGATCGGCTGTATAAGAAGGAGGAAGCATGAGATATTTTAACGATTATATACGATCCCCAGCACAGACACAGGACAGTATACGAAAGTCCTTGAATCGAGTAGATATTACTAAGAAGGACGAAGAAAAGCAGTACGTCTTTGGATGGGCTAAGATTGCAGTCGATGAGAATGGAAATCAGCTGATTGACCGCCAGAACGATTTAATTGATCCGGAAGAACTAGAACAGACAGCATATACCTATGTAGAGTTCTATCGTGAAGCCGGAGAGATGCACGAGCGAGGCGGTGCAGGCGTTCTGATCGAGAGTATTATATTCACTAAGGAAAAGATGAAAACTCTCGGTATAGAGGAAGGTACGTTGCCTGAAGGCTGGTGGGTTGGTTTCCACATCACAGACGATGAGGTCTGGGCAAAGATTAAGGACGGAACTTATACGATGTTCAGTATTGAGGGTAAAGCAAAGCGTATTGAAGTTGAGGAGGAAGAATAATGGATAAATACATCGGTGCTAAGTTGATTCAGGCAGAACCAGAGAGAAACCCAGTTACAAAGGAGATCACAGGGTATAAGGTTGTCTATCCAGATGGGTACGAATCATGGTCTCCGAAAGATGTTTTTGAAAAAGCATATATGAAAGTGGATGATAATAAAAATCTTCCATCTGGAGTAAGTATCGGACCAGAAATGGTCGATGATTTTATTGCATCTACGGAGACAATCACGATGGGAGAGACAACAACAGTTGTTCGTTGTGTGCTTCGAAATGGTTTTGATATCGTGGAATCATCTTCGTGTGTTGATTCAAAGAATTACGATGAAAAGATCGGCAAAGATATTTGCATGGGAAGTATCAAAAACAAGATCTGGGAACTGTTAGGATTTTTGCTGCAACAGGCGTGGCAAGGAATTAACTAGGAGATGATCTCATTCTTAAGATTAAGAAATCACACCGACAGGATGAATGGATCGTATACAACCCTGATTGCTTTGAATTGCACCATACGCACTGTAGGAATAAAAGAGTTGCGATCGCAATTAAGAAGAATGTAGAACGTAGAAGAGTTCCAACATCCAGAAATCTAAGAACCTTGGAAAGTCACATAAGACTGACAGGGAACAAGAACTATAAAAGAAAGATTCAGAAGATCATTGAAGAAGTAAAATCTGAAAGGAAAAACTGAAATTTAGTCTTAAATTAGTTAAAAATTAAGCTAAATCTAAAATTTAGTTCAAAAAATAGCTAAATAGTTCAATTAATAGACCAACTAAGGACCATTTTGCAAAAAATGCAAATTGGTCTATTTTTTGTGTTTGAAACTGCACTTTGCGTTTTTGAAACTGCACTTTGCGTTTTTGAAACTCGAATAATCGTGTTGAAACTCGAAAAAGTGTCGTTAGAAAGGAGGAAACATGAAAACAAAAGGAAAGACAAAGCTGGAAGATCTGGAAGTAAAAAAGATCGATGCAGTAGACATCGGAGCAGATCAGAAAGCAAATATCCTGATTAAAAAGAGAGGAGGTGCAGAAGAACCGAAGGGAAACTTTTTCAAGCGATTCTTTAATGCGTTTTGTGACAGCTTAGGAGTAAATTCAGAAGATGTCAGAAAGTCCATGGAAGATGAAGCAACATCATTTGATGATGTAATGAATGAAAAGAAGATCTACGACGTGAGGGATCAGATCTGGAATGCCTGCAACTCTCTGGAGCAGTCGATTGTATCAATTCTACTCGATAAAGAGTGTGAGGATAAACAGGCAGCAATCGCACAGAGCATTGATCAGTTTAAGGCATTTTCGGATGATGCATCCAAGTCTTGGATCAAATTAGAACGTGCAGCAACAGACAAAGAAGATACTGTTGTTGCGGATGATTTTGAGATCGCAAAAATGCAAGAAGTCATTGAAAAATCTTGTGATCCAGAAACTATTAACAAAGAAAAAAAAGAAAAGGAGAATGAAATGGCATTTGATATTTCAAATATGACAGAGGAAGAAAAGAAAGAAGCATTAAAAGCATTACAGGATGATGCAAATGCAAAAAAAGAGGATACTGCAAAAAGAGCTGATATTGATGGACAGGTTCAGGAAGCAGTGAATAAAGCAATGGAAGGTGTTACAAAGGACTTCACTTCTATGATGAAGAAGATCATGGAACCAATCCAGAAGAGAGCAGAGGAAGCAGAACAGAAGTCCTTAGAAGAAGTTGCTAAGAAGTATGAACTCTTAGGAACAAAAGCAGAGGAATTAGTGCCAGTTCTGAAATCCATGAAAGCAACATCCGATGAAGCGTATAACAACTTCATTGCATCCATGGATAACAACCTTGCGGTAATTCAGAAATCAGGTCTGTTTGAGGAAATCGGTAAATCTGGTGGAGCTCACACAGGAAATGACGATACAGAAGGTGTTGCAAAGATGAACGCAAAGGTAGCAGAGATCAAAAAGTCTATGCCAAACCTTACTGATGCACAGGCACAGGATATCGTTATGCAGAATGATCCTGAATTAAGAGCAATGTTCGACAAATAGGAAAGGAGATACAGAGAAGATGGCAAACAGAACATATGAATACAATCCGATCAATGATAGCCCAGTGATCGTTGCGACAGCTGGAGAAGCACTTAAAACAGCTGCAGCAGTCTTATTAACAAAAGATGGAGTGAAACTTCCTGAAGCTGGAAAGAAAGCAACAGGAATTGCGGTCCTTGAAAATGAGACAGTAGCCAAAGGCGATGATATTACTGTTCAGATCAGAAATCAGGGCATGTGGACCGCTGGTGCAGCGTTTGATTCTGGAGATTTCCTTGCTGTAGATGCAGAGGGATTTTGTCAGAAGGCAATCACAGGGCAGTACATTTTAGCTATGGCACTTGCACCGGCAACAGCAAAAGGAGATATCGTAAGAGTTGCGATTATCCATGCTGGATATGAAGCGTAAATAAAGGAGGAATAGAATAAATGAGCACAGGACATAATAACGCAGCAGCAATCGCAGTTGATATTGCGAAAGGATGGAAACCTAACTATTACTTAACAAATATGGCAATGAGCTATTTTCAGGCACCGGGAATGAACGTTGCACCAAGTATCTTCCCGATTCTTCCAGTGCAGGCAAGTACAGGAAATTACTATATTTTCAACAAGGAAGAGATTGCAAAAGATCAGGTAAGAAGAAAGCCTAAGTTCGGCAAAGTAGAACCAGCTGTATTCTCTCATTCAGACGGTACTTACAAATGCGAGGTAGATCAGGTTATCGTTGGAGTAGACAATATCACATCTCTTGATTACCAGAGAACAGGAGCACCAGCGACGATTGATCCAAGACGTGCAAAGGTAAGACAGATTTCAGAGCAGATGAATTTGCATCTTGATATGATCTTTGCAAACAAGTTTTTCAATGCTGATGCATGGGGAAATGTTAAGACAGGAGAAACAACAGCTTCAACATCTAAGCAGTTTGTACGTTTTGATGATGCTAACGCTGATATCGTAGGTGCGTTTGACGATATGAAACAGGAAATGCTTTTAAACGGACGTAGATTACCAAACAAATTATGCTTAGGATATAAGACATTTAAAGCGATCAAGAATCATCCACAGTTCTTAGATCGAGTTGTTGGTTCAGGATCAACACCAAACCCAGCACTTGTAGACGAACAGGTAATTGCAGCGATCCTTGGATTTGAAGAGGTTAAAGTATTATATTCAACATATAATGCAGCAGAGATCGGTCAGAAAGCCGATATGAAGTTTGTTTTTGACGACAGCAGTGCATTAATGACTTATGCACCAAAAGAGGTATCTCTGGAAGAACCATCTGCCGGTTATATCTATACATGGGATATGTTAGGCAACGGACAGTGGATGGCTACATCACAGTATGACGGAGAAGGTGGAACACATACAGAGTTCATCGAAGGACTTATGGCAACTGATATGAAGAAAACTTCCGATGATCTTGCAACATTCTTAACAGGATGTGTAGCTGAGTAGGAGGTGCCTAGTATGAATTATGTTGCATTAAAGCCAGTTAATTTTGGCGGCAGGCAGTATAAGGCCGGAGAGATTATCCCAGAGGGTGTCGTAGATGAACGACGCTCTCTTTTCTTAAAGAAGTCTGGACACATTGCAGAAGCAGCAATTGTAAATGAAGCAAATACAGAGAATTTAAGTGTTAACCCTAACACTTTATCAATTCCTTTATTACAATCTAAGCACGAGCTTGCAGTGAACGCACAGCAGTTATTACAGTTCTTTGCCACAATTCAGAAAACAATGGAAGAGGCAAAAATTGAGATTGCGACCATGACAGAGGAAGATGCACCGGTTTTACAGCTGTTACATGAGATTGATTCGAGAAAAGGAATCAAGGCAGCAGTTGAAACAAGACTTGCTGATCTTTCCAATGATGCTGATATTAATCAGGAATCAGAAGCAGTAGAAGAAACCGAAGAACCAGCAGAACAGCCGGAAGGTGGCGAGGAGAATGACGTATAACTATTTTCCAGAAGATATCAATTCCGATGATGTTATGAAAATGCGGTTTGAATTGGCGGATACTGATGTATCAAAGGATGAAATGTCAGCTGCACTTTCCGATGAAGAGATCACAGCTGTATTAGAGCAGTATCCAGACAATTTTAAGATGGCAAAACTGAAATTGCTAGAACATATGATGTTCAAATACGGACAGGACGTAGACAACAGTGTTGGTCCTGTCTCTTTTAATTTTGGTAATCGAATGAATTTCTGGAAACAGCTTTATGATGATCTGAAAAAAGAAATTGCATCTTCCAGTGTTGGAATCAAGCCGTATGAGAATGAAAAACGAGAGTATTTTTACGTTGGAATGATGAATCATCCTGGAGGTGGACGCTTTTGAAAATGACATCAATCGGTAGACCATATCAATATATGCAGTCTTTCCGTGTTTACTGGCAGGATACAGAAGTCATGGACGATGGCATGGTTGTAAAGGGCGATGAAAAAGAAGCCCCTGATGCGATCATAGACGGTATACTAGCCGAAGCAGATATGAAGACAATGGAAATCTGGAAACAAAACCAGACTCCGATCAGTCATACGATTGTGTCTTACCATCCAGTGGTTAAGCTAAGTAAGAACGATGTGTTACTGCTTGGCGATGATCCGTGCCATGATCGTAAGTTTATTGTGAAGGGTACAAAAGATCCAGCTGGAACAGGGCAGTTCTCAATTTACTATGTGCTAGAAAGAAGTGATACAGATGGGCGTAGAAGCTGAGTTTCAAGCATGTGCAAAGAATCTTGATGAAAGCATCAAAAAAGAGATGGCAAGAAAGGGTGCAATGGCAACAAACACCCTTAGAAATATTGAGATCGAAGTATTGTCGAAAGGCGGTTCTGGAAAGAAATACAAACGGCTTCCGAATAGATCATCCGCACCGGGAGAAACACCAGCACCACAGTCTGGAAAGTTACGTCAGGACTGGGATGATCAAACTCTGATTGAAGGAGATCAAGTTACAAGTCGGATAAAAAGTAATTCAAAACACGCTGAATGGCTGGAAGGTGGCACAAAAAAGATGGCAAAACGACCATTTATTGATCCAATTAAGAAGAAAGCAGAGCCGGAGATTGTAAAGATCTTCGGTTCAGATTTTGAGGTAACTCTATGAAAGAAATAATTTACAAGTATTTAAAAAGCCTGAATATTAACGGATTGGCTGCGTTCAAAAATGGACCAGCAATATTTTTGGATCAGGCACCTGATGATTCTGATTCAAGGTGGGATGGTTCGCAGTATGGGCGTATCATCTATGGGCTGAATCTGAAAGATGATTCAGAGCG